ACAGGTAGATTCACATCTACAGGAATAGCAAATGTAACTAACACCACAGATGCAACCTCTACTTCATCAGGTGCATTAGTTATATCAGGTGGTGTTGGCATAGGTCAAAACCTATATGTTGGTGGTGGGCTTCAAGTAACAGGTAGATTCACATCTACAGGAATAGCAAATGTAACTAACACCACAGATGCAACCTCTACTTCATCAGGTGCATTAGTTATATCAGGTGGTGTTGGCATAGGTCAAAACTTATATGTTGGTGGAGGTGTTCAGGTTACCGGATTAACCACAGTAACCAACACCACCAATGCAACCTCTACTTCGTCAGGTGCATTATTTATAGCAGGTGGTGTAGGTATTGGTCAAAACCTATATGTTGGTGGTGGGCTTCAAGTAACAGGTAGATTTACATCTACAGGTATAGCAAACGTAACTAACACCACAGATGCCACCTCTACTTCATCAGGTGCTTTGATTGTTGCTGGCGGTGCGGGAATTGGTCAAAACCTATATGTTGGTGGAGGTGTTCAGGTTACCGGATTAACCACAGTAACCAACACCACCAATGCAACCTCTACTTCGTCAGGTGCATTATTTATAGCAGGTGGTGTAGGTATTGGCCAAGACCTCTATGCTAGCCGTATTAGAACTGCATCTACCACTAACGCAACTTCTACACAAACAGGAGATATTGTAGTACCTGGTGGTATTGGTATAGGTCAAAACTTATACGTAGGTGGAGGTGTTCAGGCTACCGGATTAACCACAGTAACAAATACAACAAATGCAACAAATACCTCAAGCGGATCACTTCAGACACGTGGTGGTCTAGGTGTAGGTGGAGATCTATACGCTAGCCGAATTAGAACTGTGTCAACTACAAATGCAACATCTACATCTACCGGTGAAATTATTGTAGGTGGTGGAGTAGGAATAGGACAAGATTTATGGGTTGGTGGAAATATCTACGGTTCACTTGCTGTCACAGTATCTACAGCATCAAACTTAAACACAATTCAACGTGCTATCGGTGCAAATTATTTTCTAACCTTTGTTGACAGTAATAACGCAACCGCTACTGCTGAAGCATTTTATACTAGTTCAACAATTAAATTCGATCCTACTATAGGATTAGCTATAGGAGGTACAGGTGCTCCAACTGCTGCATTAGATGTAACAGGCAGTGTTAGAATAAGCGGCATTTCAACTGTATCAAATAATACAAATGCAAGTTCAACTGTGTCAGGCGCACTACAGGTTATTGGAGGAGCAGGTATAGGTGGTGATCTATACGCAAGTCGTATAAGAACAGTGTCAACAACTAATGCAACAAGTACACAAACAGGCGAAATCATTGTTGCAGGTGGAGTAGGAATTGGGCAGGATATTTGGGTAGGTGGTGATCTCGTATTAAACGGTGGTGATATAAGCAGTGTTCAAAGTTCATTTAATCTACTTAACGCAACTGTCTCTACTCTAAATTTTGCTGGTGCTGGAACGAATATAACCATTGGCGCTGCAACAGGCGCAACCACGATTCGTAATGCAACAACAATTACTAACAGTACAAACGCCACTACTACACAGACCGGCGCCCTACAGGTATTAGGAGGTGCTGGCATAGGTGGCGACTTGTTTGTAAGTCGTATTAGAACTGTCAGTACAACACAAAGTACAAATACAACCACTGGTGAAATCGTAGTTTGTGGTGGTGTTGGTATAGGCCAAGATCTATATGTCGGCGGGGTTATCTACGGACAAATTGCGGGAGCAAGTTCAACTGCTACAACCATTTATACTACTCGTGCAAGTACTGCTAGCCAATATTACCTAACTTTTGTTGACAGTAATAATGCTGGTACAACCACACCGGAAGTTTTATATTCTAGTGCTACAATATCATTCAATCCTGGTGTTGGCTTTGCCATAGGAGGCACAGCGTCAGCCACGGCCATGCTGGATGTAACTGGGTCTGCCAGAATAAGCGGTATAACAACTGTTTCAAATACAACTAATGCCAGTTCAACTATAACAGGTGCCTTACAAGTCCTAGGTGGAGCGGGAATTGGAGGAGATCTATACGCAAGTCGTATAAGAACTGTATCAACAACTAATGCTACCAGTACTCAAACCGGTGAGATCGTTGTAAGAGGGGGCGTTGGAATAGGGCAAGACCTGCATGTGGGCGGTAACATAATTGTAACAGGCACACTGTATGCTACGAACCTATCTTCAACCGGCACTATTGTAGGTACAATTAGCACGTCAACCAGTTCTAATAATTTAATAGGTGGTGGACCTTTACGTATTGTATATCAAAGTAATACGAATACCACAGCCTTTATTCAAAGTCCTACAGGTTCATTATCTACTGCCACAGCGACCGTAATTCTAAATTACTCAACTGCTAGTGGTTTTACTTGGACAAGTGTCGATTCGCTGGTTTTAGGCCTAGGCCTAGATCCTATTATAGATACCTTTACCGGCGCAGGCACAACCACAACATTTGCATTGTCAGTAGCACCTAGAAGTAAAAATCACGTAGATGTTAATATTGATGGTATTGATCAATTACACAATTCTTATAGTGTTACTGGTACAAATCTTGTTCTATCAGAAATTCCTCCTGTAGGCAGTACAGTTGAAGTTACGATATTTGCAACAACAGGTACTAATTTTATTAATGGCCCTGCAGGTATCAATAACAGTATTCAATATAACCTAGCAGGTAATCTTGCAGGCGCAAATACTTTCCTTTATGCTACAACAGGTGTTAACCTATTAGTTACGACCAATGCGGTTAATACTCAAACAGGTGCTCTCCAAGTATCGGGCGGTGTTGGTATTGGACAGAACTTATACGTAGGCGGCGGCGTAGGCATAACAGGCATAACCACAATCACAAATGCTACAAATGCCGTAAGTTCTACAACTGGCGCACTTCAGGTTGTAGGTGGTGTTGGTATTCAAGGTGATGTTTATGCTAGAAACATCTATAGCAATGGCGGACTAGTAGGCGGTGGAACGGTTGCTAATCCTTTCTCTGGCATCTTTACAATTACCAATACCACTCAGGCTACTAGTACTCAAACAGGAGCACTACAGGTATATGGTGGCGTTGGCATTGGAGGCAATCTGCATGTAGGCGGTGATGTTGTTGCTAACAGATTAATCATTCAGTATACCACAGTCACTACAACTGAAGTCACCACAGACGACGTTATTACAACCAATAATACTACAAATGCCACTAACACCAATACTGGTGCATTACGAATCAAGGGCGGTGTAGGTATTGGACAGGATGTTTGGATTGGTGGTAATATCAATGTAACAGGCACAATTAATGGAAGTTTTGCGGGCACAGCTGATAATGTTAAAACAATTAGAACAGCCACAAATGCAAGTTATTTCTTAACATTTGTTGACAGTAATAACGCTACAGCAACAGGCGAACCAATTTATACAACATCGTCAGTGTTTGTCAATCCAACCATAGGACTGGCAGTTAGCAATAAAACCAATGCTACAACTACTCAAAGTGGCGCATTAATTGTAGACGGTGGTGTTGGTATTGGTCAAGATTTATATGTTGGTGGCAATCTAAATGTTGCGGGAACATTAGTAGGTACTGTTAGCGGCACCATTACTACTGCTACAAACATAGCAGGAGGTACAGCAGGACAGGTTCCATATCAAACTGGACCTGGTGCAACAAGTTTCTTTGGTCCAGGCACCGCAGGTAATATCTTAGTAAGTAATGGCACTGGTGCTCCAAGTTACAATAACACTCTTACACTTACAGGACTGGTAAACGCAACATCTACATTAACTGGCGCACTACAGGTTAGAGCAGGTGTTGGTATTGGTCAAAATCTGCATGTAGGCGGTGGAACTCAAATAGCCGGCCTAACCACAATTACTAATACTACAAATGCTACAAGTACTATAACTGGAGCACTACAGGTAACAGGTGGTATCGGAGTCGGCGGACAAGTTTATGCCGGAGGCCTAACTGTACTGGCAGCAGGTGCGGTAGATGGTAGTATTACCGCACAGGCTACAATTATTTCTACAGGAACATTCAGTAACTTTCCTTCTGCTGGATTAGCATTTGGTGGATATTATACCGCTGCGGGAATAGCCGGTTTTGGCGGCATTTCTATGACCAAATTAAATGCTGTTAGCGGAGACTTTTCAAGTTACCTTTCACTGCACACTAGAAACGGCACAGTTACACAACCTCAAGAATGGCTACGACTTACAAATACAGGTACTGTATTGCTTTACGGTACCACAAATGCAACATCTACACAGACAGGTGCCTTAATTGTAACAGGCGGAGTAGGCATTGGTCAAAATCTTGTAGTAGGTGGTTCCCTAACAGTTGCAGGTTCTACAGTTATTACAACAGGCACAGGCGGTGTTACCAGTCCATTCGCAGGTATATTCACAGTTACAAATACTACTAATGCAGGTAATACTCAAAGTGGTGCTATTCAAGTTTATGGTGGTGTTGGTGTAGGCGGAAATCTAAACGTAGGTGGGGTAATTACTGCGACTAATCTGTTTGTCAACGGTTTTGCAGTTAGTACGGCTTCGGGTGGAGTAACCAGTCCATTCGCAGGCATATTCACAATTACCAATACTACTCAGTCATTTAGTACAAATACTGGCGCTTTGCAGGTCTACGGTGGTGTAGGTATTGGTGGTAATCTTTATGCTACCAGTAAATCATTCAGCATCGCCCATCCTACACAGCCAGGTAAGACTCTAAACTATGGAAGTTTAGAAGGTCCTGAGTTTGGTGTCTATGTTAGAGGCAGTTTACAGAATAAAAATGTTATTGAATTACCTGAATATTGGACTCATCTAGTAGACGAACAGACTATTTCAGTATCAATAACACCTAGAGGACGTAGACAAGAAATTTATGTTGAATATATTGCAAATAATCGCATTTATCTACAAGGTGATGATATCGATTGTTATTACATAGTATTTGCAGAGCGTAAGGATATCGATAAAATTGTTGTGGAAAGATAAACATAGAAAATCCTATAAATATAGAATAGGAAAACACGATGGCATTATTTGACAAAAATATTTTAATTACGCCCAACAAATCTGCCTCAACTGGTACAGATCCTGTAATACAGTTTATTGGGGCAGATGCTGCCACGTCTAGTACAATCAGTCTACGTGCCTATCCTACTAATAACGGAACACTAAGTTTTGAAGGGTATGCAGGTCAACTATTTTCTATTGTTAATACTTTCACTGGTGTTATATTTGCTGTAAATGATGTATCTGGTTTATCTAGTATCAGCGTTACAGACACTGGCACAGTAACCTTAGCAGGACCAGGTAATGGTTTTGTCAACATTGCGAGTACGGTTAGTAGCGTATCTAGTACTACAGGAGCATTGGTAGTTAATGGCGGAGTTGGTGTTAGAGGTGATATCTATGCACAGAATGTCTACAGTAATGGATCATTATTAACTGGCGGAGGAGGAGGTGGCGGATCAGGTAGTGCCATACAGGCAGTAACAAACACTAATTATTTTCTTACCTTTGTAGACAGCAACAATTCCACACTTCAGGCCGAAACGTTTTATACTACATCTAGTCTGCAAATTAATCCATTTACAAAATTTGTAGGTTTTAATACGGTTACAAATATTCTGGCAGGTAACAGATATAATTTCTACAGTGACGCTGGTGCGTCTGGAGTTGCATTCGGAACATCAAATGGTGTACAGACTGTTACACTATTAGACATGACAGGTATTACACCTGCCACGGATGTAAACGATCAAAGAATAGTGTTCCGTCATTTAGGAGGTTATTCTTCTGCGAGCGATGGTACTGTTTTATCTAGAATAAGCTATGTAGATAATACCAATACTCGCCGATTCAGCCAGAATATAATCAAAGGAACAGGCAATAATCCTAGATTAAATTTTGATTATAATGATGTTACAGTTTTTAGATTTAATCAAGATCAATTATTCATATTTTCAACTGCTACAAGTTATAGTACCGCGACTGGATCTTTAGTCACCACAGGAGGTATTGGTGTTGGACAAAATGCCAATATTGGAGGCAACCTTAATGTGGATGGTAATGTTCAAATAGGCACCGCTACAAATGTTATTTTCAATGCTACTGGGGATTTATCATTTTATGCTGTAGGTTCGGTAGCAGTTCTTTCAACAGCATCTTCAGTAAGTACAAATTCTGGAGCATTTTATGTTCAAGGTGGTGCTGGTATCGGCGGAGATCTCTATGTAGGTGGTGCTATTTTAGGTGGTTATGAACCTATATTTTTAGATAGCATCAATAATCTTTTTGACAGTGATAGAGGTGTTTTTCCGTTACGACGAAATCAAGTTGAGTTAAATACATCAACAGTTTATGATGCTAGAGATTTTACAGTGATCATAAACGGAGAAAGGCTAGAACCTTATACAGATGCAATGGCATACGCATTTGGTGGCTTACCACAAAATTACGGAGCGTATAAGGGTTTTAGAGTGAGAGACAATAGGTTAATAATTTATACAATACCTGAGGCAGGAAGTCGGGCTAGCGTTATATGGCAGAGACAGAGTACAGGTAAGCAAATTAGACGGTATCCTATACCGCCAGTACAAATAGGACTTGGAGATTAAAAAACATGGCTAAGAAAGCAATAGATTGTCAATATACATTTAATCCTGCTACCAGGACAGTGACAATTACCAGTAGATGGGTAAAACCAGAAAAGTTATTACTTATAACTAATGTAACTAGAGGTATAGTTATCTATAACTTTAGTGATCCAGATCTAAGGGCAACAAGTTATACGGGTAATACTGCTAACAGTGCGACAAATATCTCAGGGGTATTAGGTTATCTAGTTTCTCAAGGTAGTCAGAACACTGTGATTGTACTTAATTATAATACAGCAGCCATGGCCAGTACTGATAAACTTATGATTATCATAGACGAACAAGAGGAATACATGGCTCCTGCAGATGCATACTGCGATCCTGTACAAAAGTTGCGTGTTTCAACTCCTCAGTCACTAATTGACACTGACTTTGAGTACAGTGTTCAGCCCAGTAAATGGGAATTTATGGTCTATAACAACAATTGGCCGTCATTTTTCAGCAAGGGTACAGGTGGTAATAGTTTCATTATTACAGCAATTAGCGGTAATAACTCTGCACCTAGATCGTCAATTACAGTAACAACTAGTGTGGCTCATGGTCTGTCCGTTGGTAACGTAGTCGCTGTGCAAGAAACCACTAACCAATTAGCAGACGGTGTGTTTATTGTTACTAGCATCCCAGCAGGTACACAATTTACCTACTTGGCCAAAGGACAAATTAACGGCAGTATTTTAGATTCTGGATATACACTGGCCTATGGTGGAGATGTTTTTGAATATGCAGCAGTAGTTCCAACTGCCATAAGCGGCAACGGTGCTGCTCAAAGCGTTATGACCGTTACCTTAAGTCAGCCTACAGGTTGGCTACCAGGCACACCTATTATTCTAACACAGTTCACATCGAGCGCTCTTGACGGAACACACGTGGTTTCCTCGGTTACAAGCCCAACATCATTTACGTTTGTACTTCCCACTTCATTTAATGGAGCCGGCACAATTGGATCAGGTAAAATATACGTTGCGCCAGAAGGATACGTACAACATAGATCAACTGACGGTGGTGTGAGTATTACTCCAGGTGGATCGTATACAGGTGTACAGGCTATTAGGCAAACTCGAGTATACTTCCGTTACCAATCTGGTAAAGGTATTCAATTTAGTACAGGTTGGAAACCTACACCAAGTTATGACATTGATCAGGTAAGTGCGTCAGGTGTTACGGCTACAGTTACATGCCAGCAAGATCATGGTTTACAACCAGGAACTGTGGTCTTTATTGAAGGCTTGACCGTAGTATCGGGCACTAACTTCTATAACGGATCGTTTACAGTGGCCAGCGTTACAGGAACTAAATCATTTACCTATACTATGGCAGGTACTCCTTTAGATACTGCACCTACGGGAGATAATGCTCAATTAGGTGCATGGGTTACTCCACAGAGATGGACAGGTGCAACCTGCAGATCGGGTCTATTTGACGATCAAAACGGATTCTTTTTTGAGTACGACGGAAACCAACTTTATGCTTGTCGTAGACAGAGCATTAAGGAAATGTTTGGTAAGGCCGTAGTAACCAATAACAGCCAGGTAGTAACACAGGCTTCTGGAACAACTACAAGATTTAGAAGTCAACTGGTAGTCGGTGATAACGTTGTGATACGAGGTATGAATTATCGTGTGATTCAAATCGACAGCGATACTCAAATGCGAATTGCTCCTGCCTATAGAGGTCCTACAGTGGCCAGCGGTGTTCGTTATCTAAGAACTCAGACATTTAAAGTTCCACAGAGTCAATGGAATCAAGATAGATGCGATGGAACAGGTCCTAGCGGATATAATATAAATCCAATTCGTATGCAGATGGTTTATATTGATTATACATGGTACGGTGCTGGTTACATACGTTTTGGTTTTCGTGGTGTTAATGGTGAAATTATATATTGCCATAGAATGCCTAACAACAACGTTTATCTTAGTGCTTACCAACGTTCAGGAAATTTACCTGGTCGCTTCGAAGTTACAACAGACACTTATTTCAGTAAACTCAAATGCGGCGCAGGTGGCGTAAAAGGACAGAACTTCGGCGCAGCAGATACAATCATGTATGTAGATAATGCTCAGTTTTGGCCGTCAACAGGATTCGTTTTTGTAAATGACGGTACAAACTGTGAAATGATTCAATATAGTGCGATCGGCGCCTATAATGATATAGCAGCAGGATACCCACTTACTGGATTAACAAGGCGTACTTCATTTAGTATAGCAGGCATCGGACCAACAGGCACATTTAGTAACAGTGCATATACTCTAGGTGGAACATCTAGCAGTGTAACGTTTAGTCCAAGTGCTGCTGAAGGAGGATCAGGTACAAGCCAGGTAAGTGTGCGTTTAGCGCAGACAAATTGTGCAATTTTAAACAGTCACTGGGGTGTTAGTGTGATGATGGACGGTAGATATGACGAAGATACGCAGTATATTTTTACTGCTGGTATGAGACGTTATCTAACTGTTTCAGCAGGTGCAACAAGACCTATTCTTGCACTAAGATTAGCACCTAGTGTCGATTCTGGTAATGGTAGAAATTTTGGGACTAGAGAATTGATTAATCGCATGAGTCTTACACTTGAAGAAGTTACTGCGTTAACAAACGGACAGTTTCTAATACAGGGTATTTTGAATCCTGCTTCATTGAGCGGTGGCGGATTGACCGTACCTACAAGTTGGGATCTTAACCCCAACGTTGTTGGTTCTGGATCGTTGTCTCAGGTCTTTTACTTTGATTCAGGTAATGTATATGCAGGTGCCACAAATGCTACTGGAAGTATAAGCGGTGGTGACCAAACATTTGCGTTCTATACTGAAAACTCTGGTGGTGTTAACTATTCACGAACTGCATATAAAATTAGTAACATTAGAGAATTATCAAATAGTATTCAAAGTGGTAACGGAACAAGTGTAACTGTGGGGTTCCCTGCAGGACCAGACGTATTGGTTATTACAGCCACAAACATTGGAACTTCAGGAACTGCAAATATACAGGTCCGTCTAGGTTGGACAGAAGCACAGGCTTAACTGGATCATACTATGGCATCAAGAGACTGGCTACGACATTGGAGTAATAATAGTGAACCGCCTAGTCCTACACTGGGAGATGAATGGTTTGATATTTCAAGAAATAGATTATTCAAACGTGTAGCATTACAATCTGGATACAATGTGCAATGGGCACAACTAGTCTTAATAGATCAAACTGGCGCTGCTCTTGTTACAGGTAACCTATATGTAACTGGGGATGTTGTTACAAATTATTCTGACTCAAGGTTAAAAACTGTAGTAGGGCCTATAGAAAATGCCGTTGAAAAATTAAAACTTATTGACACAATTTATTATAGGCCAAATGAACTAGCTATTTCTCTAGGACAAAATGATAGATTAATGGTTGGTGTTACTGCCCAAAGTGTAAAAAAGGTTATGCCAGAAGTTGTTAGGCCTGTGCCTAACAATGAAGAATACGATACTGTTCAATATGAAAGACTTGTGCCTCTGCTTATAGCGGCGATTAAAGAACAACAAGTACAGATAGACGAGTTAGAGAAAAAATTAGGGGTTAAGTAATGTCATTTATAGTGGCACAGGACCTTGCAGTTGTCAGTGCTCAAGGATTCCAAATTCCTAAATTTACAACAGCAACCAGACCTGCCAATCCGGAACAAGGGCAGGTAATCTATAATACAACCACACAATTATTTGAAATTTTCCACGGTGGACAATGGAGAAGATCGGATCAATTTAGTAATACTACAGGTTTTTTATATAGACAAATAATTACAACAGGCTATGTTATGGGAGGTTATCGTTCAGCCCAACCTTGGCGTAATGTTAATAGAATGAACCATACTACTGATGTTATGACTAACCTTGGAGATTTACTCAGTGCGGCAGGAGCATATACAAGCGGAGCAAATAGTCTTACTAGAGGTTTTTTATGGTCAGCAGATAATAATTTTCCAGGCACCAGCGCACAAACAGTGGCATTTAATTTGGCAACAGAAACAGGTGCTGGGCTTAATAGTAGTTGGAATATGACAGTAGGTAGAGGGGACAACGGCACAGGGTTTAAGGAAAATTTATTTGCCTATATAACAGGTGGAAGTACAACCTCAATAGATCAATTTAACCTAACTACAGAAACTATGATATCATTAGGTTTAACTAGTTCTACTCCTGGATCTTCTGGCACAGATTACGGAACAAGCGCCATAAGTGATGAATCTTTTTGTTTTTTTTGGGGTGGTGGAAACACCAGATTAACCTTTGCAACTAACACCTATCAAAATTTAGGAACTCCCGATAGCACAAATATAACTGTAAGAGGTAGTAGTATAGCAGGTTCTGATGGACAACAGAAAGGAATTTGCAGTAAATTAGGTAGAGGATATATGGGAAATGAAGGTACATATAACGGTGGATATAATCTAAGACGATGGATATGTGCAACAGAAACCTATACTACTGTGGCTAAACCTATAGGAAATACTGGAGAAGAAAATTTTGATATGGGACAAGAAAAACAATACATGATGGGTTGCTACGACGGTGATCAAAATAATCGTGGATGGAAATTCACTTACGCTACAGACAGCGGATTTGAACTTGGTGCAGGTAGTGTTAGGACAGGAGTACCCGGTGGTAGCTCTGGACATTGTGTTTGGAAATGATTTACAGGAAAAAAGCAAATGGTTTTTAAAATAGGTGATCTAAATGTTATGACAACAGCCAGCATTATAGTTCCACAATTTGGCTCTGGAAATAGACCTGTTGTGAACTCTAGCACTGTTGGATTGATCATCTATAATACAACCACTGCCTTTTTAGAAATATTCGATCAAGGTATATGGAAAGATCTTAAATTAAACACAACTGGGGGTTCATTTCTTTACAGACAAATAATTACTACTGGATTCGTAGCTGGGGGATATCAAAATGCTTCTCCTTGGCGCAACGTAAACAAAATGATACATGCTACAGATGTTATGACAAATCTAGGAGATTTATTGACTTATTCGGGTGCCTACACATCGGGTGCCTGTGGTCTTGTTAAGGCATATCTTTGGTCGACTCCCAATGCATTTGATCCTGTAAGTGCTCAAACAAGTAGTTTTAATATGTTTACAGAAACCAATGCGGGTATAGATACTAGAAACAACATGTTTAACAATAGAAACGATAATGGAACTATACAAAAAGAAAGTCAATATGCATACATAACCGGCGGTGGCACAGCTAATGTGGACTTATATAATCTTACCACTGAAATAATGTCTACAGGTGCCGTTTCGGGACAATCTGGCGGTCCAGATGCACAAGGTGGTACAAGCGCCATGAACGATGAAAGTGCAGGGTATTGGTACGGTAATACAGGGCAAAAATTAACATTTGGAACTGCTACAGCATACACAGTAGCAAGTGCTTCTAACCTTAATACTGGTTGTCAAGGTCAACAAAAAGGTATTAGTTCAAAATATGGAAAAGGATATCATGGTAATGAAGGCAACTACAACGGTGGCTACAATCTACGTAGATATATTTTTGCAACAGAAACATTTACAACTGTCACAAAGCCAATAGGAAATACTGGAGAGGAAAATTTTGATCAAGGACAAAATTGGCAATACATGATGGGCTGTTATGACGGCGCTCAGAACAATAGAGGTTGGAAATTGACATATTCTACAGATACTGGTTTTGAACTAGGAGCAGGAAGTACAAGAACTGGTGTTGGCGGTGGAAGTTCCGGACACTGTTTCTGGAGGGGAAGCTAATGGCCTTTATTGTTAAAGAAAAGATTCTACTAGATTCTAACGGACTAAGGATACCTGCATCATTGCCTACCGCACGTCCTAGCGATCCACAGACAGGTATGGTTATTTTTAATACACAGACTAATATCATGGAAATTTATGATCAAGGTCTTTGGAAAGATGCCACTCAAGATGTAGGTGGAAGTAGATTTCTATATAGACAAATTATTACTACAGGATATGTTGCAGGTGGTTATAAAGATTCTGTGCCCTGGAGAAATGTGAACAGAATGAACCATATAACGGATGTTATGACTAATCTAGGAGATTTGTTAGATATTGCTGCCAATTATACCTCAGGAGGATGTAGCAGAACAAAAGCATTTATGTGGGCATCTAGTGCCGCAGCCTTTGGATCAGAAACTGCTGTTACTGTAGGATTTAACATGATTACAGAAACAGGACTAGGTACAAATTCAGTGTGGAATTTACAAGTAGCTCGAAATGACTGTGGTACAATTTTCAAGGAACATGAATACTGCTTTGTCACAGGAGGAGGTAGTTCAACCGTAGACATTTTTAACTTTACTTTAGAAACTATGAGAAATGGTTTAACAGCAGGACAGACAGGTGATGTTTCGTATCAATACGGTGTAACAGCTTTCAGCGACGAAACCGTAGGATATTGGTGGGGAAGTACGGGACAAAAATTAACATTTGCAACAGAAACTACCTATACTGTGGCAACCGCAGGTGGTGTTAATGTTAATGGACAGCAAAAGGGAATATCCAGCAAATATAATAGAGGTTACTTTGGCAACGAAGGTACTTACAATGCAGGCTATAATTTAAGAAGGTATGAGACAGCCGTAGATAATTACTATACTGTGGCAAAACCTATAGGCAATTGTGGGGAAGAAAATTTTGACATGGGTCAAAACTATCAGTATATGATGGGAATGTATGATGGTTTACAAAATAATAGAGGTTGGAAATTTAGATACACCACAGATAGCGGTTTCGAACTAGGATCAGGAAGTGTAAGAACAGGTGTGCCTGGAGGAAGTTCTGGACATTGTTTCTGGAGAGGATAAGTAAGTACAGGAGGTTTTATGAATACAGATAATCTTACTCAAGAACACTTAAAATTAATCGAAATGGCAGAAGATAGAAGTCTTATTATGCCAGAATTTAAAATTACGCACTTTGTAGGTAATGCACAGATTACACCCTATGCAAAATTAAGACAGTATCTTATAGAATTAAACAGTAGACAAAGTTCTGTAGAGTCTATGGAATATGAAGTTAGTAAATTAAAAATACAAATTGAACTAGAAAAAGAAAAAGCAGAAGAAACAGAAAGTAAAGCACAGCGTAAATTACACGAATTAGAAACTATGAAATTAGAAGCCATGCTTAAAAAAAGCGAACTTAGGCTTAGAGATGCTACCAAAGAAAGAAATTTGTTTTTAAAGGTAATTGATGATTTTAATAAAACTCCAGAAGCATTTTTACCTGATGGTAGGAAAATTATTGATATAATAGATGATCCGGACATGGCAAATCAATTTGAAAGAGAACATTGGACTCTTAGACTAGCCAAACAGACTGCAATGGATATGATAGCCTATGGTAGAGCAGGAGTTGGAAATATGGATGCAGTCACAATGTTAGATTCAACACAGCAATTAGAAGTTATGAAATTAGCAGTAGATTTCTTTGTAAGAAATGAAATCAGACAGAACGCATTATTAGGTCAAGTTAATAAAAATGTCTCTCTAGGGAAACCTGAAGAATCTGAGTTAGTTAAACAATTAATGTTCAAACAGGTATCAAACGAAAATGTATCTACTATTCAAAACAGTTAGCGAACCCGAAATGGGCCTTGTTAGAAGAATAGGCTCTTGGTTAAATTATGTAGTGGGTTACTTAGATGACAGTGTTAAAGATATTGTTATTACAGAACATCTAAATGCCACTGTTATACCTTCTCAAGAAGTTGCATATGCATGGAAATTTGCAGGTAACCATACAGGGTATGTAAGTGTGAGAGCAGGTACACTTAGCAATGAACAATTAGATATCATAAGCAGCACTGAGCCCACGGGTGAAAAAGCAAGATATTATCTAACAGACGAAGATAAATCTAATGCTATCACTTTTATGAAACTGGCTTTAAGAAAAATGTTAGACGATGTATATGATAAAAGAGTATTAGAAGTCAAATTAAATGTAAGCGATCTAGAATATAAAACTTGGCCAATACAACTATCAGAAGCGCAAAATTATAAAAAAGATACAAATTATTCAACTCCTATGTTATCTGCCTTGGCATCAGTGAGAAATATTACATTGATAGAAATGGTAGATAAAGTTATTAGTGCAAATATTGATTACACAGGTAAAATTGCTCAATTACTTGCTGCAAAACAAATTATTGAAATAGAAATTAAAGACTGCCAAACAATTAGAGACCTTAATGTAATTGTTCATTCACGTTACGGATATAATATGCCTCCTACTCAGGCAGAGGAATTAGGGATAACCTCGAGCTCAGTTTATAACTTATAAATTTCAATATGTGCTAACTATAGTGTATGTTCAGCATACCTATCAATCCTAAATTATCCCAAGAAGAATTTCAAAAATTCTACAAATTTGTAGCAGAAAATAAAGATGTAATTTATGATCTATATTTTACAAGCAGAATGCCCCCATTTATTCAAGACGCAATGGGAGATGTATTTGACATTTCGAATACAGGACCAATCGAAACGGCGCTTTTTATACAAGAATCTTTGGGTGTAAAGGTTTCTGCTACATTTAACAATACGCTCGTTCGACCTAATCAAGAAAATTTAGATTTATTCATTCATAATTTTAAACAATTATACAATGCAGGAATAAGAAGTGCTACTATTCCTCATACCCATTGGCTGATGACAGGACAAATTCAAAAAGAATTTCCAGACCTTTTTATAAAAAATACAATTTTATGGGACGTGAACAGAGCTAATGATGTGGCTAAGTTGGCAGAAGCAGGATTCCATTATGTAAATTTAGATAGAGATTTAATGAGAGATAGGGATGAACTGGCTAAGTGTAAAAAGGTAGCTAAAAAATATAATATAAAATTAAGTTTACTAGCGAACGAAGGTTGCCTAGGTGGCTGCTCGGTCATGAAAGAACATTTTCAATTTAATAATACGAGAGGTCCTGACGGCGCACAATACTTTAATGATCTTATCAGTAGAGTAAGTTGCCCAAAATGGGAATATGAAGATCCTAGTACTATGTTAAAAACTGCCAATTTCCCCCCATGGAGAGAAGATTGGATAGAATTGCTAGATTATGTCGATGTTATTAAGATGCACGGAAGAGAAAGCATTTCTCGATTGTTTGAAACTATTGATATTGTTGAACGTTTTAGAAATAAAAAAGAAATACTATTTGATTCTTTTAATGAATATTTAGAAGAAACAAACCTAGAAGGTAAGCCAATTACAGCTTGGCGAAATAAAATAAAAAACTGCAAATTTGACTGCTGGGATTGTGACTACTGCGATAAGGTCTATGCAGCCAAAAGTGATATCCAGGCCCACCCTAAAACATTACTAGTTACCAAAGAATTAGTAGATAGTGTAAACGAAGATGTTAACTTTAATATAGAAGGCTTAACCAGTAACAGGGTTCAAAAGTTTCTAAATAGACTTGCGAAAAATAGCAATGTTTATTTAGAAATTGGAAGTGCATTGGGTGCGACTGCCTTACCAGTAGCTCAAACTAACATAGAAGTTCACTGTGTAGATAACTGGTCTTCAAATGTTCAACCAATGAATGATGAATTTGAATTACCAGACAATACAAAAAAGATTTTTTTAGATAATCTAAAAGGTTATCAGGTTAATGTGCATGATTCTGATTTATTTAATGTAGATCTTTCTAAAATTAATAACGTAGATTTATTCTTTTACGACGGACCACACGATGTACAAACCACTGCAAAAGCTGTAAAATATTATAAAGATTGTTTTGCTGACACAGTTATAATGATTTTTGACGATGCAAATTGGCAAGGAGTTGTGCAAGGTGCAGACTTAGGCATTAGTTTAGCAAAATTAAATGTTATATATAGTAAAAAAATGTTGAATAGTCCTGAAAACAAAAACATGTGGTGGAACGGACTTTACATTGTTGTTGCTCAAAAATAATGATAAAACGTTTTCCTATCATAAGTGCAGATATTTTCTATAAAAATGTAGGTACTGAAGAAAAGAGAAAAGATTTAATCCAACAGGCCTGGGATGAATTTCATAAAAATGAAAAAACTATTGCTTGGACAAACAAAGGTTGTTGGAGAAGTACATTTAAGTATAAAAGTTTAGATTGGTTAATGGAGGAAATACGAATTATAGTAAATGAAGCTGGCAAATATTATCAAGAAACTGATCCTATCTATACCAAGAAGTCGGCAATGTTTACAGGAAGCGAAATCAAATATTGGACAAACATTAATAGACCTCTCAGTAAAAATGCCATTCATGAACATAAACTTTATCATTACGTTGCAGTTTATTATCTTCAAGCAGAAAATACAGGTGATCTAACTTTTTATAACCCAATAAATTTAACAGAAGCATGTAATCCAACTGCTCCCTTTGTAAGCACTATTTCAATAAGCCCCAAAGACGGCGATTTATTGGTTTGGCCGGCCTGGGTCCCTCATGAAGTAGAAATGAATATGAGCGATAAACATAGAATTAACATTGCTATGAACATTAGGTTTAATTCACCCATGCCCTATGACGATGAAAACTATTGAATTTTTCAGCGATGTATACGGTTTAGCCGATACTGTTCCAATTATTAAAACAAGTGATGCTTTACCTCGATGGGTATCACTTGCTAGAAATGATTTTAAACAGGCATCTAAAGTAAAAACTCATATCGCAAGATGTCCTGGAATATTTGACTTATTTAAACAGGGATATCTTATTCCGGCATGGCACGATATTACGATTAGAAGTGATGGAGAAAGATTTGGTTGGGAAATTCCATCAGAAAATCTAATGAACCTTAGAGGTACAAATAGTATTGCTCAAGCTCATGATAAGAACACTATAGGAAAACATTTGCCTAGACCACCATGGGCTAATCCTAATGTTTTAAAGATAAACACACCATGGCATGTAATTGCTCCTAAAGGTGTTAAATTATTAATGACTTCGGTTCCATATCCAGACACTTTTGAAATTGAAGCATTAAATGGTATACTAGATCCTGCTGTAAGCACTGAAATAAATTTACAGTTAAATTTCAATATTTTACGAGGAGAACATTTGATAAAAGCAGGAACACCACTGGCTATGATTATTCCTTTATCTGAAAATGAATTTAAATTAGTTGTAAGAGATAAAAATTCATATGACGAAATGTGGAGTGTTAAGAGAAAATTTGTTAATTCTATGTCATATGTGTTAAATAGGCAACGAATTAAACAACTTTATGAAAAACATTGGAGAAATAAATGATCGATACAGATTTTTTACTAAAACTAATAAACGGACTGCAATATCTTTGGTTAATATTTTTTATTATGATAGTAGCAGGGATAGCAAAAGAAAAAAACTTATTCATGCCCGTCTATTCCTATATAAAAAATAGCTTTCATAGTAATAGAGTTGTGTTATTTCTTATTAGCGCATTTAGTGGGGTATTACCTATTGAAGGTAGAGTAACTGTAAGTGCTGGTGTATTAGATACTATTACGCATAAAAACTGTGAACACAATCATGGGAGAGAAAAAATGGGCATAGTAGATTATCTATCTACTCATCATTATTATCTTTGGAGCCCGTTAGAAAAAACCGTGATTATTCCTATGGCCACTTTTAGTTTAACCTATACAGCCTGGTTAGGACTGATATGGCCGCTGCTGTTTATTACTGCTGCATTTATTTTTTATTATATTTTTTATAAAGTTAAAGAAGAAGATATTAATATAGAATATAGTGAGTTTAAAATTAGTAGTGTTATTAGAAACGTATTGCCATTCTTTTTGGCAATTACGGTATATATATACACGGGAGGTGACAAACATGTATTTGTCATCTTTGGAGGTCTTGCACTCTATTATGTATTCTTGACGCAGACATGGAATTATAAAAAACTATTAAGTTACATAAATTGGGAAGTGTTATTAACTGTAGCCGTAGTGATTATTTTAGGAAATTACTTTAAAAGTCAAGAAGCTTATATTAATTCATATATTAGAGAACTAGGTGTAGATATAACGACCTTGTTTGGTATATCTTTTATTTCTATTGTTGGCTTAATGGCAAGTTTTTTCATGGGGTCAAGCGGAAAATTCATTGCTCTCGCAGTTTTGATGTCAACTGTATTTGGCAAAGAGTATTTCCTATGGTTTTTTGTGGTGGATTATGTAGGATATCTTTTGAGTCCTACTCATAAATGTGTAATGGTAGGAAATAAATACTTTGGAACTCCTATGTCTACATACTACTCTGCTCTAGGAGTATGGAGTATACTAATGCTTACTACAGCAGGATTAATTACTTTTTACAACTAAAAACAAATAAAAATCTAATAAATACCAATATTGGAATAAAAATATGGCATTTTTTATTAGAGAAATAGAAAGTTTATCAACTTCAACTTTACAAGTTCCTGTAGGTGTGACCGCGAATAGATCACCTGTGGCTGCGATAGGTAATATGAGGTTCAATACGACCACAAATTACCTTGAATTTTTCGCAGGTGGACAATGGAATAATATTTGGAGTCCTTTTAATCCTATTCAGGCTACAGGAGGAACACTTTCTGCCACTACTATAGGTTCTCGGCAGTATAATATTCATACATTTACATCAACAGCAGGCGCAAATTTTCAAGTGACAAATCTTGGAACAGGTGGACAAGAAATAGAAGTATATATGTGGGGGGGAGGCGGTTCAGGAGGAAGCCAGGGCGGCAGCGGCCAGCCTGGTGGTACAGGTGGTGGTGGTGGCTTTGCCTATGCTAAATTCTCTCCAGCTGTTACCACCTATACTGTTTATGCAGGTGGAGGTGGACAGGTTGGAGTATTAGGTTGTAGTTGCGGTGGTGCTGGTGGTGCTGGTGGTGCCAGCGGCTATGCTGCAGGTGGACAAGGCAGTCCAGCAGGTAGTGCATGTTGTTCTGGATCAGGTGGTGGTGGTGGCGCAGGCAGTTTTCTTACAAATGGTGCAACTCTTATAATGGCCGCCGGAGGGGGTGGGGGTGGGGGCGGAACTGAAGCAGGTGGAAACGCAGGATTAGGTGGAGGTGGCGGTCAAGCCGGATCCAACGGGATAGGTGGTGCATTTGGTGGGGCTGCAGGAAATCAAGCAACATCTGTAGGAGGTTCACAGGGATGTGGAGGTGATCAATCTTGTGGAGGTGGTGGTGGCAGCGGATTTAGAGGAGGTGGGCCAGGACAACCACCCGGACAGGACGCCTATGGTGCAGGCGGTGGGGGCGGTGGATCTCATACTATACCGGTAGGGGTATCAAATTATACTGTTAATGGTAATTATTCAACCCCAGGAAACTCGACAGAAACTTTACGAAGCACCTATGCAGGTGGAGGTGGGAGTCAGGGTGCAGGCACACAAGGTGTGGTAATTATAATATATCCAATTACAGCAGCATAAAGGTGAAAAATGATAGAAAACTCTATTAAAATTACTTTTGATTTAGAACAAAGACAATACGCTATTGAACAATCAGAAATCTTTGATAAAAAAATTACTCTAATGTTTAGTTTTAAATCTAGTGATGAAATTGTTAAATTTAACAATCTAAGTTTTGGAATTTTAGTACAAAACGAAAATAAAGATATAATCTTTATAAAGTCATGGCCTCTTCCTAATACCAAATATATATCCACTGATCAAGAATTTCTTGAAATATTTTCGTTAAATTTAGAAACAGGCAAAAGTTATAATTTACTGCTATGGAATGAAGAAACTAATATTAGAACAGATAAAAATATTTCTATCACTATACCAGAAATTGAAGAAATGCCAGACTACGAGGTAGAATAATGGAAAAGAAATGGGTCATATTAGAAGTAGCACAGGCACGATTTGATATTTGTAAGACCTGTGATAGGTTCCTTCAGGAAGATGCAAAATGCAGTGAAACAGGTAGTTTCCTGAAGGACAAAGTAAAATCAACAAATTCAGTGTGTCCTTTAGGAAAATGGGGTATTGCAAAATAGGTGTTTTATGAAATTATGGGTCGTGAAAGAAGTAGCACAGAAAAGATATGATGAGTGTAAGAAATGTGATTTGTTTAATCACACATTGGGAACTTGCAAAGAATGTGGTTGTGTTATGAAATTGAAAGTAAAATTAGCAAATACATCATGTCCTTTATCTAAATGGGGACCTCATCAATAATATTGATGCTTAGATTATGAGCACAATATGGGACTGTCTAATTGAAATTGAACAATTTTTAGAACAAAAATTTAATACAACAGGTACAGAAATATTAGAACCTAGCATGGATAGGTTCAATAAACCTAATTGGGTTAACAAAGTTTGGACAAGTGAATCTTATCGTAGAGCACACATCGATGTGGTAGACGCAAGAACCACAAAAAATCTATGGATGATGCACTGCTGCATTTTCCCACATACACATAATAACGGACCTATCTTTGGGTTTGATGTCATTGCAGGAAAAAATAAAATAACAGGATGCTTTCACGATTTTAGTCCAACTTTAGATGTCGATCATGATATGATAAAATGGTTTGAACAACTGGCAGTAGATTATAGTTGGAAAAAAACAAGACAACTACCGCATTGGGCAAAGTCTATTTTTAGTCCTCACATGATAGCAGCAGGAAATGTTAATGAAGATATTGAATTAAACCAAATAATCCAGATTATTACATCATCTACAGATTATTATTTAACTCACATAAAAGATTACAGTATGACTGACGCAAACGCCATAGTTAAACAAAATTTTTATTGCACTATGCAAAAGCAAAATCCTCATACTCCTAAGGTCATGGCAAGTTTAGGATTAGATAAAGAAGACGTAGATGTGTTTATTCAACAATGCTTGTTCCCAGAAGTTCTTGAAAACTAATCTAATTAGTATTAGATAAATATCTGAAGGAGAACTGACTTGCCTTTAACGAGATTACGACCGACAGGTGTAGAAAATACCTCTACATTTACTCTTTTTTCTGCATTATTTACAGCCTCTATAAACGCGGTTAACACTGTAACAGGTGCTGTCTCTATTAAAGGTGGATTAGGAGTCGGGCAAGATATACATTTTGGGGGAAATTTATATCGAAACGGCGTATTATTCACGGGAGGCGGTGGATCTACTGCCAGTTTCGCCACCACCGCTAGTTATGCGATCACAGCCACAAATCTAGAAGGAGGTGATTACGGACAGATTCCTGTTCAATCTTCAACAAGTACTACAGTTTTTATATACACAGGATCACAAAATACGGTCCTTGTTTCAAACTGGCCTGCAGGTTTACCTAGTTGGTCTAACCAATTAATTTTAGAATCAGATAATACTAGTTTTAGCACTCAAACTGGTGCCTTGGTTGTTAATGGTGGTGTAGGTATAGGACAAGATTTATATGTTGGCGGTATTATCTATGCTAAGCAATTGACCATTGATATAACAACAATTACTACTACCTTAATCCAAACCGACGATGTAATTAAAACTACAAATACTACCAATGCTACATCAACACAGACAGGTGCCCTACAGATATCAGGCGGCGCTGGTATTGGTCAGAATTTATACGTCGGTGGTGGCGTTAACATAACAGGCATAACCACAATTACAAATGCTACAGAAGCAACATCTACAACAACCGGTGCTCTAATTGTTACAGGCGGATTGGGCATAGGTAAAAATATTGTATCTAGAGGATCACTTTGGGTAGGCGGTGGCACAATTGCTACAGGTGTAGCAGGAGAAATTCGTGCCAGTAATGAAATTACAGCCTATTATGGATCAGATAAAAATCTCAAAGAAAATATTGTGCCCTTAAGCGATGCCATAGAAAAAATAAATTCAATAGGAGGCTACGAGTTTGATTGGAAACAATCTTATATTGATGCACGTGGTGGTGAAGATGGTTATTATGTAAGAAAACACGATATAGGAGTTATAGCACAAGAAATAGAAAATGTTCTCCCAGAAATTGTAGGAACTAGAGCAGATGGTTTTAAGGCAGTCAAGTATGAAAAAATAGTTCCTTTGCTTATTGAAGCAATCAAAGAACAACAAAAAATTATAAACCAGATTTTAGATGTTCTGAGAAAAAACAACATTAAATAAAAGGCCTTAGAATTTTATGCCAGCATTACCTGGAACAGGATCAGAACTAAGCTTTGGGAGAGTTTATAAAGCATACACCAACGTAGCAGTTAATAGTGCAGGTGATGCTGACCCTTCGGGATCTGTAAATGGCGGGTCTCAAAATATTAAACTTTCTCAAATTTTAGGCACATATCCAACTCCACCTAAGTCGGCAGGCGCTCAGATTTCATTCTCAGCAACTTTCGGAGGGCAAAATGCACCTTATACCTATTAAACATGAAAGTTACCAGCATAGACAAAGTTTTAAATCAAATTTATTCAGGTCCCAGTAAATGGGAATTAGACAATGTAATCTATCATGATAGACTGTCTGATATCAAAGGTTTACAAAATTTCTTACTAAGAATTAAATTTTTAAAGGCAAACAAATCTGCAACACCCTCTGAAAAAATTGAATTAACATATCTTTTAGAATTGTTAGCAGATATTAGTGATGCAGATGTAGCAGAACTTCTTACAGTAAATGAAGAAGATGGTAAAGATAATTTTATTGAAGAACTGGCTAGAACAAGTGCTTTAGAAACATTAACAATGGGCAGATTGAATTACGCAACCTTAGATACCGCTTGTAAATTAAACCCTAATGACTTCATACTAGTTGCTAAACGTACTCAAGACCTTATCAATCAGGTTCAAGGTCTTGCAGTTAAAGGTGAAAATTTAAGTTCAGATGTGGCAGGAGCATGAAAAAGAAATCTGTATTTTCAGCAAGTAAATGGTCAAATAAAGCAACTAAGTTAGCAGTTCTAATTCCATGTAGAGATCATATATTTTCTCATCATGCATTAAGTGTAATTGAACTTGTAAAATTCAACACACTCAATAACCTAGATACTGAAGTTATCATGGATGCTAGTACAATCCTTTTAACTCAACGTCAAAATCTTGCTCAATCAGCATTGGATATTGGAGCAGATTATATGTTATGGTTAGATAGTGACATTGTTTGCCCGTCCTCAACTGCCATGCGATTATTGAATCATAATGAAGATATCGTATGTGGAAATTATGTAAGAAGGCAAGTTCCTCATAAAGGTGTTGCCTATGAAACTATAGGTGATTGGCAAAATCCCTTACCCATGGATGTTTACAAAGACCTAGTTCCAGTAGAAGGAATTGGCATGGGCTGTATGTTAATGAAAACTTCAATTTTAAGGAAGATTGAAAAACCCTGGTTTGAATTTCAGTGGTCTCCGGAGAGTAAAGACTTTCTTGGAGAAGATATGTATCTTTGCCAAAAAATGGCCGCAGCGGGATTCACCGTAAAAGTTGATACACTTTTAAGCCAAGAACTTTATCATATGGGAACCTACGGTTTCAGCCCTAAAGATCTAAAGTAAATCTAGAATCAATTTAAGTTTAATTTTATTAATTTTATTATTAAAACTATTTCTCACACCTCTGTGTAGAGGTTTTGGCCAATACTCATAATTACACCAAGAATAACCTGAATGTTCTCCATTTAGTTTAGGTATGAATTCACTAGGTGTAATTAGCACGTAGGTATTGTACTGAAAACTCTGATCACTATTCGTAAATAATTCTAATGGTACTATTTTATCTATTAGGGCAGTACCTAATTCCTCTTCAATTTCTCGTTTCAGTGTATCTACGAGGGTATGATCAATTGATTCTTTTTTACCACCAACCAGTCCCCAAGTACCTGCGGTCTTTTTAGATGTTCTTTGTAAAAACAAAAATCGTTTTGTATCTCTAGATAAGAAAAGTCCACCACTACAAATTAAAGTATCATGCGCCATAACTGTTTATCATACACACCTTCATAGGTCTTGGTCCAACTATTATTGACCCATTTATATTGTGTTCCTGTATATGAGTTAGTTATGTATACTACATCTGTTTCTGTTTGTGAATTGAAAATAGAGTACCAAAGTTGACCATTCCACTCTATAATATCATTAGCATGAGCTCGAAAATCACTACCGTCTAAATTCTTCCATGCAACTGGGCCGTCGTATCCAAATGTTCCGTATAATGGATTAACATTTATATCCTCTAATATTATATAACGAGTTCCTACAGCAGGATGAGGAATAGGATTAAAAGTTTCTGGATTTATAACAGCATCTACAGTACCTCTTCCTTGTATAATAGTGTTATTTGGTATGGTATCTGGATCAATATTGAGATTCATAATATTATCATCAACAGGATTAATTGAAATTGTGGCTACAACTTCATTACCGTCAGGTTGTGCAAATCTTAGTTGACTTAGGCCTGCTCTAAACTTTCCCGGATATAAATCTAATAACCTGTACCAAGAGAAACTATTTCCAGGCTCAGTAACATTTATGTCGTCACCTTGACCATTTGAATGTACTAGTCTTGCAGTATTATTTAGAACCAGTAAATCATAATTACCAGGTGTAACTGTTATTACAGTGTCTGGATTTATGTCTCCAAATATTTCAGCGGCAGTCTCTTTGTCGTAGGTAGAATTTATTAGGCCCTGGGTTACTGCATATGCATTGCTTATAATCTTTGTTACAATGCCTAATTTCTTTACCTTGGCAGGCGGAGTGATCCAAATAGGAGCAGTAAATTCCATCGTAAGAATATCAATATCTTCATTTAGACCCTGTGGGATCGTTCTAGAAGAATATGTTTGCCTTTCTAAGGTCACTGTAGACAAACTGGTCCAGTCAATATAGTTGTCTGTGGTCTGTATCTCAAAACTGGGATTGAAAAATACCACAATTTGTTCCCAAATTTGCAATTTCATTTCAGTATTTGTTGACCAAATATCTGCAGAAAATGTAATAGTCCAAGGACTAGGCATAATTCGTTCTACAGTAAAATTACTACCTTGTACATTTAAATACTCTTGATTATCCTCATCAAATGCACGCTCTCTTATGTGCACCTTACTGATAAAAGTTGGATCCTGTAATCTTGCTCTATCAAATTGTAGATCTTTAATGTAACAGGCTATAAAAGGAGCACTTGGAATAGTATTTTCAGAATTCTTTTTGATTATTTGAGCAACTTGTCTAGTCATATCACCGTAGCGCACTGGAACCTGCACGAGATTACCCTTGCCATCTTTATAGGCAAAGTTGCTCAAGATATTCATAAATTGTGTAAGGTAACGCCTTACCTGCCCGTCGTAAAAAAAATCCATTAGATATCAGCCCTTGGTTTTAGTGCCTTGCTTAAGGCCTGTTTTTCTATAACAGTTTCACCTGCAATTACATTTGTAGAAGTATTATTAACAAAACTGGCCTTTAATTTTCTTCTAATTAAATCTGGATTATTTGTTTGTGTATCTCCCAATGTACTCTGTGTCATTCTAACATCATCCTCATATTTGACCCAATGTCTACCATCATATCTAAATAGTCTATTAGGAAGATAATCTGTCCTAAGAAAAAATTGCCCATCTACTGGACCTGGCGGAAATGTTATTCCAAATCCATAAGGAGAACCATTTGGTGGTACACCATCACCAGTTAGATATCCCACATAATAATTATTTTCGGGTGTTTCTAAAATATAACTTGCATCGGGCGGTAAACTATTATCACTAATATTTGTTTCAGTATCAGAAGCATCTGCTGTGTTGACTTTTTCTTCACTATCTAGAGGGATCACATAGAAATGATCTGTTTTGTACCCACTTTTATCTGCATCAATTTGAGCTTGTGCAATCAATTGTTGATTAATCTCAAGATTTTTCTGATAAGTTGATAAAAGATCTCTTAGGGAACTTCCATCTCCCGCACCACTATCACCGTCTAATATCTCCTTAAATTCTTGGGTATCTACTAACGGTTGACACTTTGCTCTAACTAAATGGGGATACCATGTTTGACTGTAACCTGTTGCTGGCCTTGACACTTCACTAATCACATAGAATCGTTTAAGAGCCACAAGAGCATCATCTAGTGCATATTCATCTTTTTGATGCGGCAATTCAATAACATCTCCCGCCATAATTTTTCTTCCAATAGCATCAAAACTTGTACGCAAATGGAAAGTAATTATTATATTATCATTATTTAGGAAGAGACCGAATTGACTCAGATTAAAATCAATATCTTGTAATGTATAAATTCCACGAATTATATAGATATCTGGATCATAATGCCTATCCCTATTTTCCATAAACAACAGATCTTGAATACCAAGTTCAGGTATACCATTTGTTGTAATAGGTTGTGCAGGAGTAGCATCTTCCTCTGAAGGGCTAACAGGACCTAGATATTTGTGTAGATAAACATCAGTACCACCAACTTGGAACTGTTCATTTATAACACGATCTAAAAAACGAAAATCGTTGCCCTTTTCCGGACGATATAGTGATAAGCGTGGCATAGTCCTTTATTTATTGCTAAATATGGTTATGACTGAGAACGAAAACGAACGACAAAAGGTTATAGATTATTGTAAGCTAATGCTAGGTGATGGCATGGTAGACGTTGAATTAGACCCAGCACATTATAATCTTGCCATTGATAGATCTCTTAATTATTTTAGAACTAGAAGTAGTAATGCAGTAGAAGAAAGTTATGCCTTTTTAACCATAGAAGTTGATAGAAATGATCACATTCTGCCTCCGGAAGTCATGAACATAAGGCAAATCTTCCGTAGATCTATAGGTTCTAGGTCTGGAGGAGGTCAAGGGGGTACTTTATTTGAACCATTTAATCTTGCCTATTCTAATACCTATCTTCTTACAGCAACAAATATGGGTGGATTGGCTACCTATTATGCGTTTGCAAGTTATCAAAAACAAGTAGGTAAAATGTTCGGTAGTGAAATTAACTTCACTTTTAACAAAACTACTAAAAAATTAACTTTAATGCAACGCCCAAGAAGTGAAGAGGAAGTCTTGTTATGGGTTTATAATTATAGACCAGATTTTAATCTACTTCAAGACCCTTATGCCAATCAATGGCTTAAAGATTATAGTCTAGCGGTGTGTAAAATTATGATAGGTGAAGCAAGAGAAAAATTTAATCAAATTGCCAGTCCACAAGGCGGTACATCTCTTAACGGCACAGCACTTAAAGGAGAAGGTAAAGCAGATCTAGAACGTCTAGAGAACGACCTTATAACATACAAAGACGGCGGCACCCCACTTACTTTTGTAATTGGCTAATTAAAAATTGACAACGTAATACAAATGCAATAAATTATAGTATCGCGGAGAGTACTATGATTATAGGATTTGTTGGCTTCATTGGTTGCGGTAAAGACACAGCCGCAGACTATCTAGTAAACTATTACGGATTTAGGCGAGACAGTTTCGCTAATACACTCAAAGATGCAGTAGCCGCTGTATTTGGTTGGGATAGAACCTTGTTAGAAGGGCGTACTTCTGAAGCAAGAGAATGGCGAGAACAGATAGATCAATGGTGGGCCGATAGATTAGACATTCCTTATCTTACACCTCGCTGGGTTTTACAGTATTGGGGTACTGAAGTTCTCAGAAACAACTTTCATGACGACATTTGGATTGCCAGTGTAGAAAATAAATTAATGAAAACCAAAGATAATGTGGTTATCAGTGACGTTAGATTTCCCAATGAAATTAAGGCCATACATGATTCAAACGGCCTTGTAATAAGAATCAAGCGCGGACCCGATCCTGAATGGTTTCAAGATGCAGTTAACATGAATGCAGGTCCTACAAACATGACCTGGGCGATTAGCAGGCAAAAAATGCAAGAATTAGAAATTCACTCTAGCGAAACAAGTTGGATTGGATCGCCAACAGACTTTGAAGTTAACAATGACCAAAATTTAAATACTCTTTATTCACAACTTGATTTCATTGTTAAAAATCAGGGGTCAGATCACCTTGTCGCCAAGGTAGCCTAAGTTTATGTAAAATGCGTTGACAATTAGCACAAACCGTTTTTAGATTAGACCATTTGACATTAGTAGGTTGTCCATCAACATAGAAAACATTAAATTGCTCTGTATACTTAGAATTAAATCCACATCTATCGCAAGATGTTTTCTTTTTATACCCAGCCTTAGCCCACTGAGGACTACCATCGGATCTTTTCTTACTGCAATGATCACATTTTGTCCTGTAAAATGTTTTGCCTTGTTTTATATAATTAATAGCCACCGGTCGTTGACTACAAACTCTACATAAGTCTCTCATATAAGCCCTTTTCGGTTCCCTTTTTCCATTATTTAACACCTGAATTTTTTGGAGTAAAATATAAATACTTCAAATAATCCATTAAGGAGATAGAATAATGGCGACATTAGAATCACCAGGCGTACAAGTAACAGTTATTGATGAGAGTTTTTATACTCCTGCAGCCCCAGGAACTGTTCCTATGCTATTCGTAGCCACAGAACAAGATAAAACTAACCCTAGTGGCAGCACTGCCCAGGGCACAATTGCTGCCAACGCTGGTAAAGTTTGGTTACTTACAAGTCAAAGAGATTTAACAGATACATTTGGTACTCCGTTATTTTACACAGATGCCAGTGGCAATTCACTGCACGGCAATGAACTAAATGAATACGGGCTGCAAACTGCCTACAGTTTACTAGGAGTCAGTTCGAGAGCATATATTGTAAGATCAGATGTAGATCTAGCCAAACTTGCACCTCAAGGTAGTGCCCCTGAAGGAGATCCTATCGCAGGAACCTATTGGGTTGATACAGCGGCTTCCACATTTGGTGTCAAAACATGGAATACTACAACATCAAGATTTGTAAATCAAACTCCCATAGTTCTAGACGACGCAAGTCCTAGCAATTATTGGAGTGGTAACCTTCCTAGCACATCAGTAGGTAGTATTGGTGATTTCGCATTAACGTTTCCTTCAGCATCTCCAATCTCACTTTATTATAAAAATGCATCAAATAACTGGGTAGCAGTTAATCAAGGTTTTGATTCAGGAAAAGATTTAGAAATTTCTCCGCATTACACATATCCAACCTATACTGTTTCAACAGTTAACAGAAGTGTGTGGGTCAATGCTACAACACCAAATAATGGTGCTAATTGGGTGTTTAAAAAATACGATGCTGCACAAGGCTGGGTATCAGTGGCAGCACCGCTATATGGCACACAAGTAGCAGCAACATATAATTTAGATAATGCAGGAGGAAAAAACATTCCTGCAGGAAATTTATATGTAGAATATAATTTTAATCATGATGTGGCAGAAGTAGCAAACTTTAAACCATGGAGACGAGTAGCAACTGGAGCAACAGTTGTTACTGGCCCTGTTTCACCTGTTGCAGGAGTTAATGCCACAACTTACAGTTTTAACATTAGAGAAAGCAGTACAAGTACATCATGGAGAAGTACTAGTTCAGTAGTTTTCACAGCAACAAATAACGTAGCATACATCGGATCCTATATTCCTGCTGCTGTTAGTGCTGCTGGACTAAGCCATGTAACTGCTGCATGGGATGCTACGAATTACAAACTTTCTTTCACTCATGCACTTGGTGGGTTAATTCAAGTTGAAGATACTGCTAACAATCCTTTAACAGTAGGCTGCGGTTTCGCTACTACATCTACAACAAACTTATATGATGCTCCCACAGGAGACGGGTTTGATTTTGTAGGAACAAACTGGAGACCTCTAAGTTTTGAAGCCAGGCCAGATGCTCCTGCAGAAACTCCTGCAGATGGAACATTATGGTATAGCAGTGTAGTAGATGAAGTAGATCTATTAGTTCACAATGGCACAACATGGGTAGGTTGGAAACATTCAACAAGTCCATACTATGCTAATAACACAGACCCTGAAGGACCTATTGTGTCTGCCACTGAGCCAGTTGACGGTGACAGATCAGACGGCGGTAATTTAGTAACAGGGGATGTTTGGGTAAGTACAGCAGATCTAGAAAGATATGGTAGAGACATTTATATATACAATTCAACTATTTCTGTAGGTAGCAAATGGGTACTACAAGATACTACAGATCAATCTTCACCAGAGGGATGGTTATTTGCTGATACACGTTGGGCAACAGCAGGTAACACTTTAATGCCAAGTACAATCAAGAATCTACTCAGCAGCAACTATAAAGATCCAGATGCACCAGATCCTGCACTTTATCCACGTGGTATGAAGTTATGGAATACTCGTCGTTCAGGATTCAATGTTAAAAAATATGTTGTGGGTCATATTGACATCACTGCCAATAACGGACTAAACACAAGATTCGGTAACCAATCTATGAGTGCATACGAAGCAGATCGTTGGGTCGCACAAAATACGGTGAACGAAGACGGATCGGGTATTTTCGGCAGACACTCTCAAAGAAAGTACATTGTAGAAAGTCTAAAGGCTCAGGTAGATACAAATACTTTAGTTAGAGATACCGATACACTAAACTTCAACTTAATGGCTACACCTGGATACCCAGAACTTATAGCTAATATGGTAACACTTAACACAGATAGAGGTCTAACAGCGTTTGTTGTAGGTGATACACCATTTAGGTTACTGCCTACAGGTACAGAACTTAATGCCTATGGTTTAAATTCTGCAGGTGCCGTAGATAACAACGATGATGGATTAGTAACCTTTGATGAATATCTAGGAGTTTACTATCCAAGCGGATTTACTAATGATAATTCCGGTAATAGTATTGTTGTACCTCCAAGTCATATGGCATTACGTACAATTATCAAGAGTGATAACGTTAGTTTCCCATGGTTCGCTCCAGCAGGACTTCGTAGAGGTGGAGTAGATAATGCAACTTCTGTAGGTTATATCACAAGCGAAGGAGAATTTACTTCTGCGGTACTACATCAAGGTCTTCGTGATGTATTAGATGATGTTAAAATTAATCCTATCGCTACACTAACCGGAGTAGGACTTGTTGTTTATGGCCAGAGAACAAGAGCAAGAAACGCCAGTAGTTTAGATAGAATTAACGTTGCTAGATTGGTATGTTACCTACGTAGACAATTAGACGTGATGGCTCGTCCTTTCTTGTTTGAACCAAACGATGCTCAGACACGTAGAGAGATCAAAGCCGCAGCAGAAAGCATTTTACTTGAATTAGTAGGCCAACGTGCTCTATATGACTTCATTGTAGTTTGCGATGAAACAAATAACACAGCGGCTAGAATAGATCGTAATGAACTATACGTGGATATTGCTATAGAACCTGTCAAAGCAGTTGAATATATCTATATTCCGCTAAGACTGAAAAACACTGGTGATATTCAAGCCGGACTATAATGGTAAATATAAAGGTATGAGGAGCAATTAAATGCCAATTGCAAGTTTAAATAGATTTACAGTTCCGTTGAGTGCTACGCAGGCAGCGACTACTCAAGGTTTATTAATGCCTAAACTAAAGTATAGGTTTAGGGTTACATTTGACAACTTTGGAGTCGCAGGCAACCCAAGCACAGAACTTACCAAGCAGATCGTAAGCGCAGCACGACCAGATATAACTTTTGAAGATATTAATTTGCCTGTTTATAACAGTACAGTTAAACTTGCAGGGAAACACAGTTTCTCTGATACAAAAGTTGTGTTGCGAGATGATGCCAGCGGTGTTGTTACAAGAAAAGTTGGTGAACAACTACAGAAACAATTTGATTTCTTTGAACAATCTGCGGCTGCAAGCGGCATTGATTACAAATTTAGAATGAGGGTTGAGATTTTAGACGGCGGTAATGGAGCGTTTGAACCAGTAACCTTAGAAAGTTTTGAATACCTAGGTTGCTATATCAAACAGGCTACCTATGCAGAAGGTAACTATGGAGAGAATGGCGCACTAGATATCAGTTTAACAATTCGTTATGATAATGCTATTCAATTACAAGAACCTGGTGGTACAGCAGTAGGTGTAGGACTACAAGTAGGTCGTGTTGTAAGACCACCTGGCGCACAAGGACTATCAACTGGAGGCTAATTTACTTAGACTCTTTACAGCCCGGAAACATCCGGGCTTTTTTATTATATAAATATCTATATGAGTGACCCGTTTATAAATTACCTTAACAGCGGCAACATAGTCATGAAAGACTATGCTCATGCATCTAGACTCTATAGAGATAACCAATTTGCTCTTGCACCGAAATTAGGATTTATCTATTTTGTAGTATTCAATATTAATGAAGAAGCCATACTTGATAAAAAGTTTACGGAAGATAAAAGAAAAGTAGGATTGCTAGTTAAAAAAATTGATTTACCAAAATTCAGTATTAAGGTAGAAAAATTAAATCAGTACAACAGAAAAACAGTTGTACAAACTAAATTAGATTATGGAAATGTTAATATTGAGTTTCATGACGATAATAGTGATGTAACAAATAGACTATGGATGAATTATTATAAGCATTATTATGCTGACAGTAACTACGGTGATATAAATGCAGGTGCCGCAGCAGGAGAGTTTATACCTGCGGCATTTCAAGACACGAAATATAACAACTCATTTAATACCTACGGTTTTTATAATAACAATATACTAATACCCTTTTTTAATAATATTGAAATTTACTCTTTACATCAAGGAAATTTTACAAAATTTACCTTAGTAAATCCCCTTATTACAGAATGGCGACATGACAGCCTAAGTCAAACTGAATCAAATAAGATACTACAAAACTCAATGTCAGTCGATTACGAAAATGTTTTATATGAAATTGGTCAAGTGACAAAAGGATCTAAACCTGCTACCTTCGGTGTAGAATACTATGATCCAGTTGGAAGCCCATATAAATTTCAAGATTCTACAGGATCGGACTTTGATAATCAAAGTAAATCTAGAGTATTTGGGGTACCTAATAATAGAACCAATTATAATCCTTTATTCGATCAAAAGAGCAGGCAGCGTGTCTATGGCCTTGTAGGAGCACCACAGCAGCAGAGTGCTCTAGGACAAATAGCCAATATTTTATTAAGAAATGTGGTTAATAAAAATGGACTAGGTAGACAAGGCCCGACAGGTTATAACATTTCTCAAGGAGTGTTAGGACAGGTGTTAGGCGGCGGTCCTGGCAAGTACACAGAACCTAGATCTACACAACAACAACCTGGGATTTTTAACTTACCTGGAGGTGCTGGTGTTAATATCTTTAAAGGTTTAAATACTTCAGTAGATGGAAAAATAAGAATAAATCCTGCCGCAGTAATTCTACCACCAAAAACTTAACATGAAAAACCTAACAAATTTACCCCCTTCAATTAATCAATCAGATTTAACCCTAAAGGCATTTGATTCTTTTTATTCACCTCCTATTGAAATAGATTCTACGGTTTTAGCAGCAATGAAAGGTTTTTTTGTAAACAACGAATTTCAGGAAGTAGCAGCAGAGCAGATTGCGTCTACAATTATTCAACAGGCCAAAACCGACGGATACAACCCTATGGAAATTCTTGATACTCTTAAAAAAATTGACAAAATAGAGTTATCGGGCCTAGTAGCGGAAATTCTTAATTACAATAGACTAAAAACAAGCAGTCTAGGGTACGCTCAACCCTTTACTACCAATCCGGAGGTAGCAAGAAACATACTGGCATGAGTTTAAGATTCAGTAACGGAATTTACACGGTCAAAAACCCAGAAAAGTATGTAGGAGGTAGGGCACCTACATATAGAAGTTCTTGGGAACATACATTTATGATGTTTTGTGATAATAATCCTGCTGTAGAGCAATGGAGCAGTGAGCCTGTTAAAATTCCCTACAGAGATCCGCTAACAGGTAAGCAGACTGTGTATGTGCCAGACTTTTTAATTGTTTACCTAGATCGTAATAATAAAAAACATGCCGAATTAGTTGAGATAAAACCTAGCAAACAAACCCTTAAAGAAAAAGTTGGTACTAATCCCTATAACCAAGCACAGTATGTAAAAAATATGGCCAAGTGGGCGGCTGCAAATGATTGGTGCAAAGATAGAGGCATAAGGTTTAGGGTAATAAACGAAGGTGATATTTTCCATAATCTAAAAAAACGAAATAAGTAATGGTATGACAAAAAGACTAGAAGAAATACTAAACATTGCCCCAGAACCGGTTGAAATACCTAAGAAAGAAGATAATGCGCCTATGCCTGTTATAAATCTTCAAGAAAAACTTGAAGAGTTTGACAAGATATCATCAGCACTTCCGAGGGTAGTAGGACTAGGAGACATGGCCGATTCAGAACTTGATGCTCTGGCATCAAAAGCAGAGCAGGCCTATGACGATCTTATGGATCTAGGTATGAACGTAGAGGCACGATATGGTGCTCGTATGTTTGAAGTTGCAGCACAGATGATGAACGCCGCTATTACAGCCAAGTCGCACAAAATAGACAAAAAACTTAAAATGGTCGACCTCCAACTTAAAAAGTTAGCCATAGACAAAAAGTCTAATAAGGCAGAAGAGCCCATAGAAGGCGAGGGATATATCCTAACAGATCGCAATAGCATCTTAGAAAAACTTAAAAAGATGAATAAATAAGTTATTATGAAATCCTTTAAAGAATATCTAACCGAATCTAAAAAGACCTACGATTTTAAAATTAAGATCGCCAAGGAAATGACCACTGACGAAGAATCCAATATGAAAAGGTTATTAGGACGTTTTACCAATGAAAACGAACTAAAGAGTTTTAAGAAATCTAAAACACCTATTCAAGCATTACCCTTGGATTTCCCTCAGGTTAAGAACTGTGAAGTTAATATCTACGAAATAAGTTTAGATTTTCCTACAACACAATTTGAACTCACTGAATATCTAAGTTCGGAACTTGGTGTTGGAAAACAAAGAATCGTTGTTCGTAGACCAGGTGAACCTTCGGAAGAATACCAACGTGAAGAACCGCAGCGTGAAGGCGCCCTACTATATGATCCCAATTATAAAGAGTCTGCTAATGCTAAATTTGAGGATTTTTATGGCGATAAGTATAACACTGGATTCGTTAAAGAGTTGAATGATATTCTAAAATTACAACGCAAAGAAAGAGGCGAACAAATTCCTACAGAAGGTGCAGCCAAATATAATACAGATAATCCCGCACATTCAGCAGGTGTTTTAAAACAGGCTCCAGATCCAAGGAAATAATTATGCATATGATAGACGTATTAAAAAGATTAGCAGAATTAGATGCTGCTAACCCTAATGTTGTTAAAGAAAATCAACAACCTATTGAAGAGTGCGGTGTTATGCCAGAAATGGGCATGATGGCTATGCCTCCAGAAAGACCAAGTCATCCTGCTAGCATCAATATGACAGCAGGCAGCGGCGAAGAACTAAGCGACATGCTAACAACTATAATGACGTTGGCTGGACATAAGTCAGCAGAGCCAGTTATGCCAGAGCCCGCAGCAGGTATGCTAGAACCAATGGGCCCTCCTGCCAGTGCAACAGATACAATGCGTAGCACGATTGATAAATTAAATCCAATGGATGCTGGTGATGATTCAGATGACAGCGACGATTCCGACGATGAACGTAAGCCTGTTGACGAATATGATAATACACCAGAAGATCCCAACGACAAGAGCGAATTTGACCCAAACCAATTCGCACACAAAGAAAATCAGCCAGGGCAAGGCGATAGAATGGACGGAAACATGCCCAAGGGCGTTCCGACCATGGAAGAAGTGAAAAAGCATCTTTTCGCAGAATATAAAAAATTCGTTAGTGAAAATTAGTAAGACTTTTTCTTATCAGATAGCCTCTTCGGAGGCTATTTTTTTCATTAAATACCCTTATGCCTATAGTAGATACCAAATTAGTAAAAACTGCACACGTTGCCCAAAAATATACTGAAGATCAGATCAATGATCTATTGCAGTGTGCAGATCAAAAGAATGGCCCACATTTTTTCCTTAATAACTTCTTTTATATTCAACATCCTGTAAAGGGTAGATTGTTATATCAGGCCTATGAATATCAAGTTAGACTTGTAGACAGTTATCATAATCATAGATTTAATATTAATCTGCTACCAAGACAGACAGGCAAAACTACAACTGCCGCAGGTTATCTACTATGGTATGCTATGTTTAATCCAGATAGTACAATACTGGTAGCCGCGCACAAGTACACGGGTGCCCAAGAGATCATGCACAAAATTAGAACAGCCTATGAATTGTGTCCAGATCATATTAGAGGTGGTGTAGTAAGTTATAACAAGCAGAGTATAGAGTTTGATAACGGATCTCGTATCGTAGCACAAACTACAACAGAAACAACAGGTCGTGGTATGAGTATTTCATTGCTATATGCCGACGAGTTTGCGTTCGTTGAGCCTAATATTGCTACAGAGTTTTGGACATCAATTCGTCCTACACTGGCCACAGGTGGTAAGGCTATCTTAACGTCAACTCCAAATTCAGATGAAGATCAATTTGCTATGATTTGGAAGGAAGCCAACTTTAGGTTTGATGAATTCGGAAATAGCACAGAAGTAGGTCGTAATGAATTTTTCCCCTTTAAGGCACATTGGAGCGAGCATCCAGAACGTGATGAAAAGTGGGCTTCCGTAGAACGTGCCAGTATCGGTGAGGAACGCTTTCGTCGTGAGCACGAATGTGAATTTTTGGTATTTGATGAAACCTTGGTAAGCAGTATTTGTCTAGCAGAGTTAGAAGGCATAGAGCCGTACATGCGTATGGGTCAGTGTCGTTGGTATAAAAAGGTCAATCCTAAAATGACCTACATTGTAGCCATGGATCCTAGTTTAGGCACAGGGGGTGATCCTGCTGCTATACAGGTTTTAGAAATACCTACATTTAGGCAAGTAGCAGAATGGAGCCATAATCTTACCACCATACAGGCACAGGTAAGGATTTTAAGAGATATCTGCAACTACATCAGCGAAAAGTTTACTGCAAAAGGAGTGACCCCTAGTCTATACTATAGTGTTGAAAATAATGCAGTAGGCGAAGCCGCTATAGTAGCAATAGATGAAATAGGTGAAGACAGTATTCCTGGACTATTTCTAAGTGAGCCGCTTAAAAAAGGTCATGTAAGACGATTTAGAAGAGGATTTAATACTACTCACAGCAGCAAGATAAGCACCTGCGCTAAATTAAAACATCTAATAGAAAGCAAGAGATTAGAACTTAATTCTAAGCAATTAATTTCAGAATTAAAAACATTTGTAGCAAAGGGTATAAGTTTTGAAGGAAAACAAGGCAGCACAGATGACCTTGTAAGTAGTCTATTATTGGCTGTAAGGATGACTGTTATGCTACAAGAATGGGATCCTGCAATCTATGACAAACTTCGTGAAGAAAGAGACGACGAATTTGTCATGCCCATGCCCATCTACATTAGTAATTATTAATAAATAACGCTATGAAAGCTATTCAAATAATCTCACAAGACCTCTTTGACAAGGTACGCAGTCGTTTTCAAAACCTAGAAATGGGCGACGAAGCAGGTGCTATTACCATTGATCCTACAGAAGCACGTTTCTTTGACTTTGATTTTGTTAAAGAAGGTGTTAATTTAGGTAGAGTCAGTGTTAGTCTAGGCGACCTAGGTAGTCTTAAAATTTATTACAGCCAAGGCATCACAGAAGGACAAGACGATGCCGCCAAGCGACTATGGTATGATTTTCTAAAAGAGATGCGTCTATTCGCAATGAGAAGGCTGTTGAGATTCGATACGAGAGATATAGCAAAAACAAATTTAGATAAAAATGATTTTCAGCATCTTGCTGCAACACAAGGTCCGAAGGAAGAACCTATGAACATGACAGAATCACGCTGGACTCACAAGAGTTCTAAAAAAACAAGCCGTGCCGTTAGGGGTGCTACTGAAGTTATTGTGAGACATCACAAGGCAGTAGATGAAGCCTATCCAGGTGCCCGTAGTCAACGTAAAAACATCAAGGCAATTTTTATTCAAAATAGAGATGGTGAAAGATTTAAGTATCCATTTATACATATCGCAGGTGCTATGGCCATGGGCCAGCATATTGATCACGGCGGAGTTCCACATGATCCTGCGGGCAAGGCAATTATGAGAATGAGCGAACAGATCGCGCAACTACAGGAATTTCAAAAGCAGGTCCAACACAGTCAATTGCATGATGATGCTTTAGGAATCACAGAGAGGGCCGTAGGCCGTTTACATGAACTCAAGGCACAAATAGAAGCATTATCAAAGCGTCATCATTATGAATCATGGGTGGCAGAATTTAACGAACAAGAACAACCATTAATGGCAGATTTAGATCCTGTCACTATGGAAGAATATAAGGCAAAATTTACACAATCATCATTTAACGAACACTTGGCTAGCCTATTTCCATTGATCCATAGTATCATGCAGGAAACCAATACGGTGGATCTAGAGCAATATGCTGCTGAAGAATTAAAAGGTAATCAAGACAAATTAGATGTAGACAAAGACGGTGATATAGAAGGTGACGACCTCGCAGATCTCCGTGCAGGCAAACGAGAAGGCTTTGAAAAATTTGAATCATGGGCAGAAGCAGTAGCAGAAAATGACTTACCAGATGATCAAAAAGAAAATCTCAAAACAGAATTAGACAACCTTAAGGCCACAGGACAAAAACTAGAATTAGGCAATGCTTATCAATTTTTTAGTGAATTTGGATTAGAGAACGATGATCTAGAACAGAAGTTTGAGGCAGCGGCAAGAGAGTTTCCTGATATGGACGCTCTTGAAGTATTTCAGGCCTGGGCTATGGAAGAAGGAAAACAAGATCTATTAGACTATCTAGGTCTAGCACCACAACAGCCCGCACAAGAACCTGCCGCCGAACCTGCCGCAGCACCTCCTCCTGAACAACCTGTAGCAGAAGAAAAAGACAGCATGATACAAGAAATCGCAAAGATTGTTAATAGTTTTTACAATCGCTCAAATCCAAATGTAGGTCCATTTAGAGGACACGAAGGCATACTTATTGACGTAGAAAAAACAATTAGTGAAAAGTTTGGAGAAAAGGCAGGACATCAGGCTAGAATGATAGCAGAAAAATTTATTACAAAATTAACTCAAGAGTGGTCACAGCGTCATCGTGGTGATCGTCTAATGGGTGAAAAAGACAACGAAGGAACACCCCACAGTCACCAGGCGCAGACAACATTGAAACATTTGAAAAATAAGACCTACGGTGATCGTGCCGATGCTGCCAACATCAAACCTGGGGTTAAAGGTTTTAAAGATCGTTACGATATGTTACAAAGAGCCAAAGACACGGGTAACCTCAAAGGTGACGGAGACGTTGAAGAAGCCAAATATCAAAAATTAACACCACAACAAAAGTTTAAAAACTCTATGAAACGTGCCGGATATGATATGGATGCTGGTGCTAAAAGATTACAAGATTTACTAGACAAGCAGAAAAAAGAGCGTGAAGAAAAAGAAAAGAAAGATATGGCGGAAGGC